ACCCAAGCATTGCCGTAAACCCAAGCATTGCCGTAAACCCGAGCATTGCCGGAAACCTGAGCATCGCCGTAAACCCAAGCATCGCCGGAAACCTGAGCATCGCCGTAAACCTGAGCATTGCCGGAAACCTGAGCATCGCCGTAAACCTGAGCATCGCCGTAAACCTGAGCATCGCCGTAAACCTGAGCATCGCCGTAAACCTGAGCATCGCCGTAAACCCAAGCATTGCCTTGAATATTTTCTTCTTTTTCTACCCACCCCCCTAAGTCTCCAGATTTACCCCATTTACAATCAACAATTAGCTGAACTCTAAAAAGGGGGTTTCCTAAAAAATTTAATTTTGTTTCTGCGGTTAATTTAAAATGCTTCATAATTTTTTGTATTTTAATTATGATATAAAGATAGCTGTTTTACGGAAATAAAAAAATATTTTAATAAAAAATTAAGAATATTTTTTAACCAGAGGCAGTTAAATCGGGTGACGTATAATCTTCCATGACCTTAATTTTTAAATAATTCGCCTTAATATTAAGTCCTTGATTTTATTTTCATAAGCTTCAAAAGTAGAATCATTGTAAACTTTAACATCATAAGAGTAGCCGGCAACACTTTTATCAGCTATATTATTTGGTATTTCAATTCCAGGCCTTTCTATTAATAGCGTAACGCAAGCATCGCCTAAGGCCTCTTTAAATCTTGAAATTTCTTTTGGTTCTCGACAATGAATAAATATTATGCCATCAGTATTCAAGCAAAATTCAAGCATATCTTTAAAAATATAGTCGTTGAAGTCAGTCCATAAAATTTTCAGATCGCATAAGAATTTTCTGCTTTTGTCATCCTTTACACCGCTCCAACCCATATACTTTGCTAAGTCTTTAACTTTATCAACTGTGCTAACATTTGATACAAGATGCTTAGAATATTTAGCATAATATTCAATAAATAAGTCTTTACCAGACCTAGCTACGCCATTTATTATAATAACTTTTTTCATAAGGTTTTTTCAATTTTATCCCAAAGCCAATTTGGAATTACTATTTCATTAAATTTTAATTCTGTTACTTGTGAAACTGGAAACCAAGCAAAACAGCGCCTACAAGTAATTGGATGATAAAATTCATATTTCACTTGTAAGCCTGTTTCAGAAATAGCTTTTTTGCTTTCAGTCTGCAGTTTCATTTGGTAAGCCTACACTTAAAGTAGCCTCAATTTTAGCGTGACTTTCATACTTTAAAATCTCAATATCACTTGGCTCAAGAGCAATTATATCTTCAAAAGAATTAAGTTCTTTGTGAATTTTTAATTTAGGCAACTTGAGAAAAGGCCTATTTAACTGCAAGCGAGTTTGGTCTAAATGATTTTCATAGAGGTGAGTATCGCCGCCAAGCCATACAAACTTTCCAGGTATCATTTTATGGGCCTTGGCAAAAATGTGCAATATTAGGCCTCCGAGGACCAAGTCAAATGGAACTCCTAAGAAGGTATCACAACTTCTTTGAAACATAATCAAGTCTAAAGCATACTGTTCACGAGTATCTTCCAAAGATTTTACTTTTCGGCAATTGAACTGATAAAGTAAATGGCAAGGAGGCAAAGCCATCTCTGGAAAGTCGGCCATATTCCAAGCATCCCAAATATGATAGCGAGACTCAGGATTGTTTGTAATTGAATCAAAGGCTTTTTTAATTTGGTCCACGCCATTTTGATTGCGCCATTGGTAGCCATATACTTTTCCAAGGTCTCCTAATTTATAGCCTGTAAATACTTCTCGCACTGGACTTGCTTTAATACAAGCTATAAAAGCTTCAAAGCCCATTGGTAAGGAATACTTATTGTTTTCACACTTTTTTAAATACCAGCGGTAGGCATCTTTATTCCAAATATTGCAGCCATTATCTACTAAGAACTTTATATTAGTATAGCCTTTTAAAAACCAAAGAGTTTCAGCAATACAAGCTTTATAGAATATCTTTTTAGTGGTTAAAATGGGGAAACCGTCAGCCATATTGAACTCCATTCGAGTACCAAAAATTGATAAGGTACGCGGTAAATTTTTTCTTGCTGGGTCTTTCCAAGTACCATCAGCTAAAATTTGCTTAAGTAGTTTATGATACTGCTTCATGACCTTCTTTATTAGCTGAACCAAAAGCACCTTCACCACGTTCAGTAACTTGACCGTTATATAAAACTTCCTTAGACTCTACAACTTCAATAGAGTCATAAAATACCGGTAGCAGTAGCATTTGCACTATTTTTTCACCAGGCTTAAGTTCTTCAACATTTTGTCCAATGTTTCTAACATGCAGATGAATTTCGCCTTGATAATCTTCGTCAATTACACAAGCGCCTACTTGTAAATGTTTTTTGGTCGCTACGCCTGATTTATTCATAGCTACTAAAGCATATCCTTTTGGTACTTCTGCAAATATTCCAGAAGGTATATTTACAGCGTCACCTGGAATAAGAAAATGAGTGCCTGGAAAATCATTTGGAATGAAAAAATCAATACCAGCTGATTTTTCTGTACCTCTTACAGGTGTTTTAACATCTCGGTTTTTGGTTATTCTCATACAACTTTTTTATTAAAAAAAATAGGCCTTACCTTTTAACAATAAAGCCTATTTTTTTGGTTTATAAAATTAATCTTGCATTTGTTCAGCAACCACTTTTTCAGTAGTTTCTTTTGGAGCCTTAACTTTTTCAGTTTTAACGGCTTCTTTTTCAGCTTTTGCTTTAGCTTTTTCAACCTTAGCGGCTTCTTCTTTTTCAGCTTTTTCTTTGACAACTTTGTCAGAGTATTCAGCAGTAGCTTCTTCATTGATTACAAGGTCCTCGGTAGTTACGCATTTATTTTTGCGAGCCAAAGAACCAAGTTCCTGAATACGATAAAGTGCCGTAGGTACGCGCTTGTCAATCCAAACAGCCTGAATAAGACCTTGAACCATTTCACCAGTTTTGAAGTCTTTAAAGTCACAAACTTTTCCAACATTTTCGCGTTTTTCCTGGGCTAACGCAATAATTGACTCAAGAGAAGGTTTTTCAACAGGTACGCGTTCTACTTTTTCAGCTTTTTCAGCTTTTTCTTTTTTTACCTTTTTTTCTTTTGGCTTAACCTCTTCAGTTGTGGCAGTTGTGGCAGTTGGTAAATCTTCAACGCCATCAGTAGAATTAAATACAAAACCATCTTCAGAAGGATGAACTGTTAAAGCACCGCGTTCAACCAAAATGTCTTTAATCATTTCAGCTTCCATACCAGTTTTATTAGGCATAGCTTTTTGAAGGGCCTTAACACCTTGACGTACGTATTTAGCCGCGTTAACTTCTTCAAGTTCCAGGGTTTCAACATAATCACGGTCAATGGTTTCGGTTACGCGATTTATAAAATCTTCTTTACTTTCAGATGCTTCAGCAAAAAAAGAAACATTGTTTTCAAGTCTTACTTCCATACCAGCAATTGCTACAAATAATAATGCTTTCATAACTGTGTTTTTAAATTATTAAATTTTTATTGTTTTTATTACTCAGTAAAGATAGCATAATAATTGTAAATAAAAAAAATTTTTAGTAAAAAATAAAAAAAATTATATCTTTTTTTCTAAATAATTATTCATTGCACCAATGTAAGCAGCCGCGTCAAGGAGATTGTCTTCTTTATGTGAATGGCATTCGCGAGCAAGTTTTGCTGCTACCATAGCTAAAAACATGTGTTTTGTTTCCAATTGTAGCCCAGTCATTGCGTTAAATATATCACGCATTTTATCCATTGACTCATTAAAAGGACCATACTGACGTTCTTTTTCTTCAGACCGTTGATTAACTATTTCGTTTGCTTTTTCTAAAATATTCATAGTATAAAAATTTAAAATGGACAATTTTTTTCATCTTGCCAGCGCTTTTGAGAGTTAGCTGATAAAGTTAATATTTGAATATTATCAAAACTATAACCTTTTTTATGGCCAATTCTATCAATTGAAGCTGACTTTTTATTTTTTCCCTTTAGTTCTAAATAATTAGTTTCTATGCAAAGTTGTTTAAATTCATCTAAAGTTAATGTAAACTCTTTACCGCGCATTTTAGCATTCTGCTTTAGTAAGCTATAAGTATAACTTGCTAAATTAGTTTCTTTTTGATAGCGTGCATGATGCTTACAACAAAATCTTTTTTTATCGGCTTTTTTATTATTACATCTGTAAGCTGGACAAATATCTTTAGCTTTTGTACTAACTATTTTAAACATGTTGATTTTATATTTTTAAATCGCTGTTTTTTACTAACATTGTCAGCTAAAATAAGGCATATTATATCTGAGGTAGTTAGTTCTAAAATAATTGCTATTTTACTAAAAGTCTCCCCTTTTCTATACAACTGAATAGCAATTTTTTCAAGTTTAGCTAAGTCACTTTTCGTCATTAACCCAAATTTTATCAACTGTTATATTTGCCTTTTTTAATAGTTCCAGGCCTTCTGTTTTATAATCTTGAGAATAAACTACTCTCGTTATACCAGCCTGAATAATGAGCTTAGCGCATTCAATACAAGGTGCAACCAAGCTATAAATTGTAGAGCTTTCTGAACTATTATTTGATTTGGCTACTTTAGTTATAGCATTAGCCTCAGCATGTAGCACATAAGGAAAAGTATTGCCTGCAGTATCTTCACACACATTTTCAAATCCTGAAGGAGTGCCATTAAAGCCATCTGAAATAATCATATTGTCTTTAACAATTATAGCTCCTACTTTTAGCTTTTTAGCATAAGAATTTTCAGCCCATATTTTGGCTATTCTCATATACTGCATATCTAATTTATACGCGTTCATAATATTTATTTAAAATTTTATACTTTAAAAATAACAATAAAAATTTGCATTATAAAATTATTCTTGGTTATTTTTAAAAATATTTTTATACTTTTCAATTCGATATTTAACAGCATTCATTAAGCCACTTTCAGTTGAATTTTTACGAGCCAATGTTTTTATAACATCGCAGTCCATTGTAAATTTAGCTATTAAGTGGTGAATGATAACAGCCAGATTTTGACCTTGCCTATATAATCTCGCGTTAAATTGCTTGTATAATTCAGAAGACCAGGTTTGACCGAACCAAACAATTATACTTCCACCCGCTTGTAAATTTAAGCCGTGTCCACCTGAAGCTGGGTGCATAAGCATAATTTGAATTTTTCCAGCATTCCAATCTTGTAGGTCTTTATCATTTTTAAGCTCCCTAGGCTTATATTTTTTTAAAGCCTCAAGTAATCTCATCAAATCATGTCGGAAGGTCCAGGCAACAAGTATAGGCTTGCCATTAGAATCCTCAATTAATTCTTTAAGGGCTTCAATTTTTAGGTCATGAACAATATGATAATTTTTATGCTCATCATAAACAGCGCCATTTGCAAATTGTAAAAGCTTATTTGATAAAGCTGCAGCATTTACAGCTGAAATAGTTTTACCATCTTCTTGCTCTGTAAATAATGCTAAAACTTGTTCTTTTTCAAACTCATCATATTGCTTTTGTAATTCTGGAGGAAAAACAATATCTATATAATTGTCAATACGTTCAGGCATGTCAAGATAATCTTCAGCTTTCATGCTTATACAAATATCACTTATTCGGTCATGAATTTTTTGCTCACTATCTTTTTGTAAATCATAACTATATACTATAGCGCCATTTCTTTTTCCAGGTTTGAAATACGTATCACGATAGGAAGTCAAAGTTTTACCGAGCCTTTGACCTCGGTCAAGTAAATAAATTTGACTCCATAAATCAATTAGGCCATTTGGTGCAGGTGTACCAGTTAAGCCTACCACCCTTTTAAAAGACGGTTGACAAAGTCGTAAAGCCTTAAATCTATTTGACTTAGGACTTTTAAAACTACTGAGCTCATCTATAATCAGCATATCAAAGGGCAAATAAGAACCCCCGTATAAATTACACAGCCATACTATATTATCTCGACTGATTAAATAAATATTAGCTTTTTTAGCTAAAGCCTGTTTACGTTGTTTCTCAGAGCCTACTATTTTTGAAATTGTAAAATGTGATAAGTGACTCCATTTGTCGCATTCAGCGTCCCACACACTTTCAACAACTCGTTTTGGCGCAATTATTAAAGCATTAACTATATCAAGCTCTTGAAATATTAAGACGTCTAAGGCCGTTAAAGTTGTCACAGTTTTACCGAGGCCCATGTCTAAAAAAAGAGCTGAATGTGAATTATTTATAATATGCTCTTTACCAGCATGTTGATAAATATGTAAGTCTTTTTCATTCATAGTCTTGTAATACTTTTTTTATGCTGCCAGTTGTATCTAAAACCTCAACTCTAAAGCCTAAAGCTTTTAACTGGTTATGAATTAGCGCCTGAATTTTTTTGGGCTTCTTCCCAGAGGTTTTCAGTTCCACAAATAATACTTTCCCACCAGGGAAGAGGCACAATCGGTCTGGCAGGCCCGTTATATGTGCCGACAGTAATTTGAGACATTTGCCTTCCATTTTTAATTCTACTGTATTCCGCAATAAAATTTCTAATTTCTTCTCGCTTTCCACTATCATCGCTAATCAAGTTTTCTTGAGTAGTATTTTTGCTTTCCATAAATCTTGAAATTTTTAGTAGACTTTGATTGTTCCCAATTATCAAGGCCTTTCATCATTTCGTTAATATCTCGCGTTTTATAGCGGTCCATATCATTTTTATCCTTGCCTAAGCACTCGCACCATATTTCAGCAATACAAACATAATCACGTTCTACTGTACCTTTACGACTTAAGGGGTCAGCCAAGAAATTACGGCGCTCATAAATATCCATATTTTCCCATTTTTCTGGAAGTAATATGTCAAGATAACCGTCTACAATTCCTTTGCGTTCATCGGCTTCATGGTGTTTCTTTTGTTCAGTTTCAGCCAGAGCTTCAGCGTCTCTACTTAAATAGAGAGGCTCTCCATTTTTATATAAATAAACAGCTTCAGCCCATAATTGGTCAATATATTCTTTAGTTAATTCTTTGGTTAAAAAGATATTATCTACAAGTTTTGTGTCACAGACATCAACAGGCATAAAGCGTCTATTTCCTGATGGGTCTCTTAAAAAGTCTTTATTGTTAGTAGTACCAACAAAAACGCATTGCCTTGGATAAGTCTCAGCAGTACGGCCATAGGCAGGTCTAAAAGTATCTTCTTGCTTTGAAATGAAATGTTTAACAGCTTCTACTTCAGCTTTTCTAAGTCCAGCAAGTTCAGCAATTTCAATTATCCAAGCGCCCTGTATTTGTTCAAAAGCCTCTTTTCCAGAGACTGTTATAAAGGAGTCAGAAAACCATTGCTGACCAAGTTTTTTAAATATTGTGCTCTTACCAGTACCTTGCGAACCTACTAATACAAGCACCAAATCAAATTTAACTCCTGGATTAAATACACGTGCAACAGCTCCTACTAAAGTTTTTCTAATAGCCTCCCTTGTATAATTTGTATCTACAGTATTAAAAGCTTTAATTAAAAGGGTGTCAATGCGTTTAGTCTGGTCCCATTCAAGAGCTTTGAGATAATTAAGTATAGGATGAAAAGAGCGCTTTTCAAATTCCAGGGCCATAGCGTCATCAATTTTTAAAGTGCCGGCTATTCCATAAATAGTTTCTATATAGTTCCTTATACCTGAATAATCAACATTTTTTATCGGCTCGGGCCCTTGTATTTTACGCCAGGGTAAATTTCCAAAAGCATATCGCTTGCAATCAAAATTATTTTGTCTGAATAGCCCTTTTAGTCGGCTATCATTTGCAAAAATTAAATTAAGATTTATTGCCGATGACAAATAACTTCCTTTAGAATCCACTTCCAGCTCTTCTGTCCATTTTAAATACTCTTCGGTTTGAGGTTCTTCTATGACCTCCGCAAAATCATATTTTGAATCACTTATATTTTCAGAAGCAATTGTTCGCTTTACATTTTTATCTTTAGTAATAAAGTCTTCCATTGCTTTAAAAGACTTTAACTTATTTGTTGGGCCTTGGTCGTCAGTAGCATCAAGAGAACCAAATTTATGTATGCGAATTAAATCAAAAGCATTACATAGTTTACCTCCAGCTGGGTCCGTGCCATGATGTGAATATGCAAATTTATCATCATACACAATTAAACCAGCGGCGGCAGTACCTTTTATATAAGTATAGCGGCCATCGCCGGCAGGTGAATAAACTTCAGCTAAAAATTGTTCAATAACTTCTGTCATTGAATAAGTTCTACAAAAAGCGCCTATTATTCCTTTTTTAGTTTCTGGGTCTTCTTGCTTTTTTGAAGCGTCTCTTACTTCTTGTAGCTTTCTATCAGCTGTTGGCCAAAGACTTGAGTCAGTCCAGTCATTATAAGTAGTAAGAATTTCATCTACATCGACCCAAGGGCCTTCTTGCTCTTCAAAATAATATAATACATCTTTAGGAACTGAGGGCCAAAACATTAACCTATTAGTTTCAAATGTTGTATTATCAAAAAGCTCAATATTAAGTAGGCCCGCTATTCGCCGTGATACTGCAACATATTCATCTGGTGAAGCCTCTCTTGATAAAGGCATAATTAAACGAAACCTTGGACTTTTATCGCAATGTTTATGAGTAGCATGTAAAACCGCAGCATTTGAAAACTGCATACAAAAATCATCCCAAAAATCTAAATGCGCATAATCAATATCAAGCGTAAGTAATTGCCTATAAACTACATGCTCGGGTTTTCTACGCCCATTGCGTAAATAGCCTCCTACATATCCACCAACATCTTTTATATTACTTTGCTCGTCCTTTGTGGCTGAAATAAATTCTCGGTAAGTTTCATTTGTAACAACAGCTTGTTTTAAACGAGCTATTAAATCTGACCATTTTATTTTTGTATTTTTCCATATTTTTGTGCCAACACTCATGCCGACAGCTAAATTTAAAGTACCATCATGCTGCATATTAATCTTTTTTATAAAATGGGGTTACATAGCCATCAGCGGTTAATAATAAACCAGGTGCCCAGGGAATTGGCTCACCCATAATAGCGCACATTTTTTTTAAGTCTGTTTCGGCTGTATCTACTGCTACTTCGCAAACAGCCTCATCATGTACGTGCATTACAATATTAAAATCAGCGGCTTTTAATTTTAGCATTGATAAAGCTAATAAGTCCCGAGAAACTGCTTGCACTATATTTTCAACTAATTTGCCACCATAAGTATCTAAGTAAAGCCATGTTTTTGTTGTTTGTTCCATTCCTTTATACTCAATCACTTCTGAGTTAAAATTACCTGGCTTTAATCTCGGTTCTTGATAAAATAATTTTCGGCCCGATGGTAATTGGATTGTAAGAACTTCGCTATTTGAGTCAAATATAATATTTTTATATTTAGTTATAACAGGCCTTTTAGTTTTAACAGCTTGTTTTGCAGCATTCTCCATAGCTTTCCAAAATGCAACTATAGCTAGATTTTTAGCTCGCCACTTTCCAACTATTTCGTTCATTTCTGGTTCGGATAAGCCCATTTGTTCGCCACCCATTTTTTTTAAAGCTCCTAAGGCTCCACCGTAACCTAAAGCAAGTTCTGCTATTTTTCCTTTTTGTCGTAAATCAGAACCTTTTTTAATACTTTCTATAGGTAGATTAAACATCATAGCCGCTGAAGCCTCATATATTTTTCCATGTGTTTTAAAAACTTCAAGACGCCATTTTTCATCAGCAAGCCAAGCAACTACGCGGGCTTCAATAGCGCTAAAGTCAGCAACTGCAAAAGTAGTATTCTCTCGAGGTATTAACGCTGTTCTAATTAGCTGTGATAAAAGGTCAGGAATATCATCGTATAAAAGTGTAGTCAAATCATAATCACCTGAAGCAATTACTTCACGGGCTAAATTAATATTTGGTATGTGATTTTGTCTAAGATTTTGTAATTGAATTAATCGACCAGCCCAGCGACCAGTTCTATTAGCGCCATAAAATTGAAAAAGGCCATGCGCTCTTTTATCTGCGCAAGCACAGTTAAGCATAGAAGCATATTTTTTTGTTGAAGTTCTTGCTAATTTTTGCCTACAGTCAATTATATCAAGAACAGCGCTGGCGTCAGTTAATTTTAAAAGTTCTGGAATTGCTGTTTTTGCCAATGATGGTACTTCTTTTCCTATGGCGTCACCAATCCACTTTTTTAACTGCGCCGCACTGTTCGGGTTTTCTAAATTAGTTAATCTTTTTACTCGTTCAATTACAAATTCTGAAAACTGGTCATCTATTAAACAAGCATTCTTAGCCATGACCAAATCAATTTTAACGCCTCTGTCATTTATTTCCTGGTCAAGAATATAGTTTTCTCTTTCAAATTCTGGTATAATATAAGCCTCAAGCCTTCTATCAATTTCACGCTCAGCCTCAACGTCATTAATACAGTATTTTTTAAACTCTTCCCATTTTTCTAAATCATTATGCGGGTAGTTTCTTGTTCGTAAGCCATTAACTTTTGAGGGCTTACAAGGAATACAAAAATATTTAATAAGTGCTTTACCTGTTGCAAGTTTACCTTTTTCTTCAAGTTTAAGAGCCTTAGAAACCATATCCAAAGAAAGAGGTAAACCGCAATAAGCCGCTTTAACAGCTGAACAATACCACTGATTAATTGGAATATCAAAACCGTACTGTTTAAAACTTTGTCTTTCAAAAGTAGCATTGTGAGCATGCTTTTCTATGTTCTCATCATACAAGGCCTCTATAACTTCATCTGGTAATAAGTCACCTTGAGCTAAGTCTACTATCTTTATAGGCTCATTATCAAAAGCATAAGCTACAAGAAGTATTTCAAAATCAATTGACTCTGTATATTTATAAGCTCCAGATGACTTTATATCTACTGAACTATAAGTCTCAATATCAAGATGCAGTTTTTTCATTTTGGTTCTTTAATTAAAAAATCGGGAGCTAACACGGACCAACATTAGTCTTTAATTACACCAAGTGTAATCCTACTTTTACCCCGAAATTTAGTAGATTTTATAAGTCTTTTGGTTTACTTATTTACCATTCGGGGTCCGTTTTAGCGGAGAATGCAGGATTTGAACCTGCGCACCATTTTACCGGTCTAACTGTTTAGCAAACAGTCCTCTTAAACCACTTGAGTAATTCTCCTAATAAAAAAGGGCGTTACTAATAGCCCTCACCAGTTTAAAGAACTCCATTTGCTTTCTCAAAATAGTACATCAGTTTTAATGGGCGTACTGTATTTTTTTTGACTACATTAAATCGTCGTCATTATCTGACCCAAAATCTTCTTCAGCTGAAGCACCACCAGCAAGGCGTTCGCCGTCTTCGGTTTTTTGAAGGTTATTTAAACCAGCTGCTATTCCTTTATTGCCACTAACACTAAAGGCATAAAAATTGACTGACGCACGACCGTAACAACCTGAATAAAAATCGTCTTTATTCATTATCGGATTTAAGTCAGCATCGACAATACCCGGCTTCTGCATTGAACTCGCATTGATAAACATTGAATTTTTGTAGTTGTCGTCGTCTGGTCTTTCAGCATCACCATCACGCAAAGGAAGTTTGAGATTATTTGGAATTTTTCCACCAAATTTAGCTTTACCATCTTCTATGGCTGCTTTTACAGCGGCTTCAATTTTTGCCAAACTCTTTTTGTCAGACTTTGGAATAATTAAAGACACACTATATTTTTTTTCTGAGCTTTCATTAATAGCAGTAGGCTCAAATACATGTGCATAACTAAAACGCACTTTTCCTGTGATTACTTTTGTTTTTGTCTCGGCCATAATTTTACAATTTATTATTATACAAATATAACATTTTTTAAATTAATTAAAAATTTTTCTTGAAAAAAATTAAGATAAATTCTCAAAGTCTGCTTTAGCTTGGTTCACTCCTAAAGCTGGGCGCTTATCTGACTCTGGAACAAGAGTAGGTTTACCTTGTGGTTTTACAATAAATGGACTTAATAAAGTGTTGAATTTAGTAGAGCCCAGAAGCTTAGTAATATCAGTTAAACCTTTTAGCTTAATATTAAGATAGTCTTCTTGTTTGTAAATTGGTTTAAGCTCTTCAATTACTTTAGCTTCGTCGGTCCATTTTCGGTTAGACTTGCCCTCTACTAATTTATAGCCTGGCCAAATTTTACCTTTTAAAGCCTCATCAAGTATATAAACGCCAACGGATGAAATCCAGTCTTGTATTGCGTCCATTTTTTCATACACTTCAATAAGCTCTTCGTCAGTCAATAAATTTGGTAGCGCAAAATCATATTTAGCGACTTCCATATTTTTTGCGGCAAGCGTTTTACAACGATTTTTAGCTTTGCACCATTTGCACCAGATACCTGCTTCTACTTGTCCTTTGCCATCAAAAGCCAATAAAGCTCTGGGCCTTACAAATTGGTCACCCCAATTTTGTAAATCAATTGCGGCAATCTCCCATGAAGAAATAGCGTCAAGTCTTGGCTGTACAATCGTGAGTTTAACGTCATGAATATCGAAAGACAATTCATGCTCAAGCAGAGCACCGAGGCCATAAAGCTTTAACTGAGAATTATCAACAGCACTAACTCTAATACCTTTACCATACTTTAAGTCAATTACTTCCATTGTACCATCTGCTATTATAATAGCATCATTGGTCCCGAAGCCTTCTTTAATAAAAGATGTTAAGTCAACTTTCTGCTCAATTAAAAGTAAAGCTCCCTCAGTTTTTCGTTTAGCCTCATTGAACTGTTCAATTACATAAGTGACATATTTACTGACTTCGTCTTCCATTTCTTCTGAATAAAATTCAGAAGCTTGAATTTCAGCAATTTTTAAAATGTCTGTATTATCATTCATTTTTAAAAATTTGCGTAGATGCCATTCACTTAATTCATGCGCAAGAGTACCCTCTGCGGCATAGCTCGTAGTACCTTTATCCTCAAATTGTTCTTCAAGTCTTGCACTTGGTGTGCAGTTTAACCAGCGCGAAGCACCTGAAGCAGATAATAAAGCATGAGCTCTTTCGGTATGATTTGGGGTCGCCATTTACTTTAACTCGTTTAGAAAAGTCATGAATACTTCATACTTATCTTCAGCGAGAGTTGAAGCATTATTTGCTCCTAAGTCAGTAAGCTTTTGCTTAATAAGAGGCCTCCAGCGTTCGCCATTAGCTTCGTCTTTTGTTTTCGCGTTAATACCTACGCGAATATCATTAAGCGAAACTCCGGATTTCGGTTCTTCCTTTTTAGCTTCTTTTTTTGGCTCAGCTTCTTTTTTTATTTCAGCTTCTTTTTTTATTTCAGCTTCTTTTTTTACAACAAGTATTTCGCCTATACTTTGTAAGAACAAGCAAGCGGCTTCAACATGTTTAACATTTGTAGCGTCTATAGCTACTTTAATTTCAATTTGACTCATGATTTTTAAAATTAGTTATTATTTTATTTAACTGCTCAAAATATTCACTAAGTTTCATTGTCCCAGTATGAATAATGGACTCATGAAATAGAGACTCTTTGTGAAAAATTTTTGTTACCCATGTTTCAGTATTCAATTCAGCCCTAAAAGCTTCATTTGTAAATACGTGAATTCCTTTTGTACTTTGAGCTTTCCAATTTTCTCCCGAATATAACTCATTAATTGGAATGCCTGTAAGTAGAGATAACTTACTTATTTGATTAGCGTCAAGTACAGCCCCGCCCGCTAGCACTCGATTTAAAGCCAAACGAGGATATTTATTTTGCGGGAATAATTGTTCTGCTAATTCTTTAGTATCAAGGCCTTGCTTGTCTATTAGTTCTTTTAATTTTATTTTATTCATTATGATTAATTTTTAAAAAGTTTTTCAGCTATTCTATTTTTTATTAGCTGTTTATCAGCTTTCGTAGGCTGATAATCAAAACATAAATTAGTAGGTAATTTATCAAAAGCTTCTATGAAATTAGTTACATTAAAACCTCGTTTAATACATTCCGTATAAATTTCTATATAGCGCTTGCGTAAATAAAATAGTTTATTGTAGAAAAATTTAACATGACCCGGACCGAGACAAAAAGTAGTGGGTATATCGGTTAAATTAGCTTTACCAGATTTAATAGTATTTGGTATGCGTTTAATTTCGCGATGCTCAGCTAATAAATGTTTGTCTGTTAAGTCAGCAGGAGGTATTCCACAATTAATACGCGTCATTTTATATATTATTTGCATTATTTTGATACAGTAAAGATAGTCATTTTTAGATATATAAAAAATATTTTGATAAAAAAAATGAAAATATTTTTTAAAATAAACAATTTTTTTATTGTTTCTCTTTATTGTTTCTTACATATCAATATATAAATCATGCCTTTAGGGCTAAAAAAGGGCCTAAGTAAACAATGAAACAATAATTCTATAACCCTTATATTATATTATTCTATTTTTATATACTATATCTTTTTATAATATTTAAGTATATAATCTTTTAATAATATTATTGTTTACATTGTTTACTAATAGCAAAGGCCTTGAAATTCAAGGCCTTTAGCATAAACAATAATTGTTTATTTGTTGTTTACATTGTTTCTAAAATTTAATAAGAGCCCCAATTTCCAAGCCTTTATCTTTAAAATCAGTAATATATTTTACTTCAAAACCTAAATTATTATAATATAAGCCCCCACCAATTTCAAAAATTTTAAAAGTATTTACCGAACTTGTTAAAAAAGGAGTAAATACTTTTTTCTGCACAATAGTTATTTGCTTGTAAACAGGTGTAAATGAATAATCTAAAGACTGCATTTTATTATATTGAACTTCAGCACTAATAGTTAACTTTCCAAGAGTATCACTATCAAATAATATTTCTTTATATTTATTCTTTTTAATATACTCCGCAATAATTTGAGCTGTGTCCACGATCTGAATAATTGTCTCCTGTTGTCCAGGGATTTTAATAGTGTCAGGCTTCGTCGGAAGCAACGGATTTTCCGGGGCTTCTACAAGGTATGGAATAGGATTTTGAATCGTATCATGGACCACCTTACCAGCTATATATTTTATAGATTGCGTTTCATTTATAGGCCATCGTCCGATTATAAATCCAAGACCTATTAAAATAAGGCCTATAAATAATACTTTTCTATTGATTTCATGGCTCATATCAAGTTATTTTGTAAGTTTAATATCTTTATATAATTATGATATTTTTATTTAAAATTTTGACTTCTTTTAAACATATAGTATATTAATAAAGACTTCATTTGCAACTACGTTTCCAGTATCATTATCAGCATAACCAGAGGTTATTGCATAAGCAATTCCAGCTGTGAATCTCATTCCTTGTGTTGGAATATCAACGCAAAAAGTATCATTAGCAGGTAAAACAAATGTTAAAACTGGAATATCAGTTCCAACAACAGGAGCACTATTTTTATTATACAATTTTAAATATCTATCAACTCCAGCATTATCATTATGACAGCATAGCATACCTATTGTTCCAGCTGCATTTTTAACACTTGTAGCATTTGTTGAAGCTGCACTAACAGCTTTATGGAATGCGGCGTACCCTAAAGTAGTTGATGTTGTAAGAACTGTTGAAGCTAAAGATACAGCTGGAGTTCCTGAAATTGTAGCTGTCACTAATAAGTTTGCAGCTGTACCATTTGAAACAATTTGCGAAACAGTTCCAAGAGGTTGTTGAACAAAAGCTCCAAAGGCTTGGATATTTCCACCAGTTATTGTTGTAGCAATTCTTAAACGAATATATCTAAAATTGCAAGACCCCTCATATATAACACTTGAGGCCGTTGCAGTAATAGCAGTTATAATAGGCACTCTTACAGCTAATGATTGATTATAAACTGGAATTACAACAAAATTAACCCCGTCATTTGAACCTTCAAATATATAAGTTCCACCAGTTCCAGTGCTAATAATTTGAACAGCAAAAGACCTGTATTGAGAAACATCTAAAGCATTAATCCCAGAAGGATTAGCAAGAATATTATTTACAGTTGCTGTTTGAGCAGAAGCCCCAGTTATTAATAAATCTTTTACATCTTCATCAGCTAAAGCTACTGATAAAGATGAAGATGCTGGATTTTGGCCTAAAGCCATCTGAATTATTTTATTAATCAAAGTATCTTGTTTTGCCTCAGTGGCTGGAGCCGCTATGAGTTTAGCTAAAACAGCAGCAAGTGTTGTCTGAGTAGCGAAATCTTTTCCGGCAATTGACGCTAAATTTCCACCAGTTTCTTTGGCTAATCCTGTTTCCATTTTAGCGATAATGGAATCTTGTTTTGCTTCAGTGGCTGGAGCCGCTATGAGTTTAGCTAAAACAGCAGCAAGTGTTGTTTCAGTTGCTCCCCCTGAAAAAACGTCTTCATATAATATAAAAAGAATATCATTACTTGACATTCCCTCAAGATCAGGTTCTAAAGTTATTATAGAATTAGTTACTTCTGAAACCCCATAACCTTCAGCCCCTACGACGTATAAATCTTGTTGAGTTGATAAATTTAAAATACGGTAAATATTTCTTAAGTCAAAATTAGTGACCGCGCTAAAGTCAATAGTTTTGTTAATAGGGTTGAAAATAACTGGAGTTTTTAAAATCGTTTTCATTAGCCAAATATTATTGAGTTTTTTCTTATATAATCTTTTAAGCCTGTTATAGCTCCAATAGGGTGCTGATTTTCCAAATCTCTATTCAGTAAAAGATTATGATTTATTGTTTCATTATAAGTAGGCGCTTCGAAATTCAATTCTATTTGCATCTCTTCCCCTGGATATATTTCAACAGAAGGGCTACTTAGTATATATAATTCTATTGTCATAAGTCAATATTTTTTCCAGCAGTGTCAATAAAATTAATTACTTGTTTAGGTAGTGATAGTGAAGGCCATTCAGAAATATCTACATCTTCTACAACTTGCTTATATTCTAAATAGTGAACACCAGATTCTACATGATTTGTGTCTGGAAATTTAACTTCATAAGTATAAGAGTCTATTTTTTTAAATAAAATAGCTCCAGGTGTTTCATCGATTTTTTTTTTGCAATTAGTCCTATGTTTTTTAAGTGTCTATATATTATAACTGCAAAATTAGGGATTTCGTCTAAGTTTAAATATTGTTTTACACTGTTAGTTATACCAGACCTTATTTTAAATCGAAAATATAAAACACTCCCAATTGGTTTATTTATAATTTGTTCCATTACTCAACTATTAAATATTTATCAGGACTTTGATTTATTTGCATTCTTATATTTCTTGGGAGAATAATACAGCCATGAGAAGCTGTTCCTGGAGCATTTATACTATCTCCATGAATTTTAAAATCTCCGCGTCCATACATTTTATTTGAGGGGTCGGGAATTAATGGTAAAGTGAACGGCCCAGTATTTGGAGAGTCATAGGGTTTTCCTATCAAATATTTTCCTTTAGGTAAAGGACCTATATTTTTAACATGCTCCATCTCTGGATTGTTTTTCCCAAGGCCATGGCCAGCATATCCTTCAGCACTGAAATTAGAAGCTTTTAGCATTCCGGTTTTTTGGTTGTAATTCATTTTGTTTCCTCCTCTAAATTAACGCCTGTTACATCTTTTACTTTATCAGTCATTATGTGTTTTAAAAGTCCAAATAATTTATGATCTGTTATTGCTCCCATACTTTCTAAAATTGACCAGACTTCAAATCCGGCAATCCCCCAAGCTATAATTTTATGAAGTTCAAACATCCCCATTTCTTTATCTATTGAATAAACTAAAGATATTAAAATTACTGCAAATAACATTTTATAAACGGTCCTCCATAGTTTAAAACTTTTTATCCCTTCTCCTTTTGCACGAGCCGCTATCAATCCAAAAAATAAATCAATGATAATAGCAATTAATACTACGTGAAGAACATCTTTCATAGGAGCAAAATATCCAATTATTGATAAAAAAACCCCAGAGATAAAATGATAAAAGTGAGCTAATAGCCATTTCATTTTCTTAATAATTAATAGTTATATATTTTCTTTCAGTAAGATTTTTTGTAAAATTAGAACCAATCCTAACTACTCTAATTTTTCTTTCCTCTCTGTCAATAGAAATTAAATTAAAGGCATCCTCTGTTTTTGTATTTGCAACCCTTGGTATGTCGTCAAATTGAGTCTGCTGAGCGTCTACAGTTCCACATGTGACTGCAATCCAATTCTGATTCGGATAGGTGGTAAATGTTCCAATTCCATCCTTATGATGATGACCAAATATGTAAGCTATAAATTCTCCTACCCCCCTTGCTACAAAGGAGGTATTTGCAGTTATAGTTCCTAAATAAGCGGCATCCCCTGAGAATGTATATGTTTGATTTATTGCTGTTCCAGTTCTAAAAGCCTCAATAATATCTGGTATTATATTACCGTTAATTAAATTTTGAGGATTCCAAGTTCCAGGACTTATCCAATTTTCATTAACGACCATGTAATCTGTAATCGTTGTAGGATTATGATGTACTACAACTAAGACCCCATAATCAACTGGAGTATTTTGAAGTAAATCAATAAACCAACTAACTTGAGATTGTGAATAAACTCGGAAGCCCCTTGTTATTTTATACTTAGTATTATCTAAAGAATCTATATCATTTGGGTCATCATATTCATAAAGAGATATTATTCTAATCTTATAAGTAGTATCATCTTTATACCAATAATTTTTACCATTCGTTATCATTCCAGCTTTAGTTTCAAAAGGCTGTATATACCTTGCATATACTTGTGCATTGGTTCCTGAGTCGGCAATTATTTTTGAATTCCCTACATCATGATTTCCTATTGTTGTATATACCGGCTTTTGACTCCCATTCATAATAGCGATTAATGATGTTACATCTTCTGAATAATCATTAGCTGAAAAGTCTCCACTTATAAAAGCTTGACTTATATCAGAATAAGCATTTAAAAAATTAATGAAATTTTGTGTTGTAACCGCATCACTATGTATATCTGAAGTATGAATAAAATTAAATCTTTTAGTTGAACCTCCTGAATACTTAGGAAATATAGCCGATAAAAATAAAGATTGCAAGTCAATATTTCTTTCTATTATACTATTTGTTGCGCTAGCATTTCCCCCATTAATTGAGTAAGGAAAAAGACCAATTATTTGAACATCTCCAACTACTGTTAAACTCCCGGTACTTCTTTTAACAATACCGATCGTTAAATAATCATCAGATAATTTAGTTTTCCAGTCTCCCCAATAAATATTTTTAATTACTTTATCAGTTTTATTAAGAACTAATACTCCTGTTGCACTTGAGGTAGGTAATCCAGTATCATAATATGTATTTCTAATTGTAATAATTTGTTCTTCTGCCAAATCATAGTTCAATCCGTCTGACCCAAATACAGTGAACCCACTTGGGAACGTTATTGAATTTGCTGAAGTGTTAACATTAACTACTTTATTAGAACTACTACCAAAATAAAAAGCTGGATTCATTAAGTACTTTGACTTTAATTCTCCTCCATCTATTGTATATTTAAAGTTCCCAGTAACTTGAATTGGACTTGAAATTAAAGCAGACGTATTCCTTTTAACTATTCCGAAAATTATCCATTTGTTCCCTAAGTTTGGGTAGTCTGTATGATAACAATTAAATATCTCTTTAGTATCTCTGTTCATTACTAAAAATCCTAATGAAGAAGCTGTTTCAATTCTTCCAGGATAAGACTTACAAATAATTGGTATTACTTGTTCAGTACCTTTTTGGTATTTGACACCATTTGCAAAAACTGTAAAATATGGAGGAAACGTGATTGTATTATCAGTTGTATTAAATTGTACCAATGAATTAGGAACATCCCCATTATAAGTTAATGGATTCATATTACCGTAAATCATTTTCATTTTATTTATGATAGGAGCTAAAAGCCCTAATGACTGTAATTCATTAATGTAAAAAGCACAAAGTAAAACATAGTTCTGATTATTAGTTAACGAGTCAGTGGATTCAATTAAAAGATTTGAAGTAGTATAATCTATGGGATTGTCAGCATTATTATTTAATACCTCCATATTCAAATACAAATATTTTCGAGTGCCAGTACGTGTAAAAACATAATTGACTGCCCCTGTTATTGATTTCGAAGTAGTTCCATATATTATTGTAATACCTTCTTTTTTTAATGTTACTGTTTGAGAATCAATGTCTATGTTATTATAAGTATTATTATAAGCATCCATCACAACTAAATTTTGAAGCAATGAACTTACTCCTATTCTAGTTTTTACCCAGCTACCTGAGATGTTGTTTAGCACAACTAATTCCATCCCATTTAATGTAATCCCTCCAAAGTTTGCGTATGTTCCGGCTTGCTGAGCTAAATAAAATTCATTTCCGTCAGGAGTTCCAGGGGTTGTTGCTGGAACAGCTAGACCTTTAAATGAACTATTTAAACCCACGTTATCAATAATATTGTGCAGCACTGATTGTAACAATGCTCCCGTTATTTCTTTATTATTGTTTGTTTTAATTATTGCGGCTACCGCATTTTTTAAAGTTGTCCAAGCTGTCATTATGGTAAAATATTTAAGTCATTATTAAAGTCATTGTTGAATTCTCCTCTATCTATTGGAGTAAATCCCCTACCTATTTTTTTAATTATCGTGTCGCATTGAAATTCAGCTTCAACTGCTGCTAAATATCCACCTTCTTGCCATTTAGGAGTCATTAAGAAAGTATCAACTGTATAAGTTTCTCCTTTACTAGTTATAAGTATATTATCTGACATTCTTATTAATCGCATAGCGTCGCATAAAAATTCAGGAGCTAAAAAATTGAACTTGAATGTCTTTTCACTTACTTGTTTTTCAACGAAAGTATATCCATCTCTTTTTCCTACTTCTTCTTCAAATTCATAATCGGGTCTTCCTATTTGAGTTGGTAGATATACATTAAATTTAAAATTATTTGTATAATCTACTATCCCCCAATTAAATTCTAAAGTTTCAGAATCCCAGTATTCTATTTTTAAAAAATCATCTAAGTTTACTACTATCGTAAAAATCTCACTGTACCAAGTTTCTACGCCATCTGACATTTGAATATAATATTGTCCTTCAGGAGTAGTTATGGCTAATGGAAGTCCTCCTATATACATTATGACATCATAAGTGCTATAAGAATTTATCATTAGCCCTGTTTGAATCATAGGAGAAGTAATATCTAAAGCTATTGTATTGTTTTTATTCTTTAAAATAACTGAATTTATAGAATTATTTCGGTGATTTCTAATTATTTGAAAAGGAAGAATTTTTCTGTCTGGAGAAAACAAATTATAGACTTCCCCAAACGCATAATCTTTTCTATGATTTTGTTTATCTAAAGATAAATAAAAAGGAAGTATAGAAAGATTGTTATTTGGTGTCATTAACTTAAATTTTTACAAATATATATATTTATTTTTAAAAGTATTATTCAGTATCATATTTTAATTGAATAGTATTCATTCTACTTGATAAATTAATACTTATTTT